ATAAAGAAACTCTATGATCGAATCCGGTTGGCTAGCGAGATGATAGACGAATCTATCCGTTCCGGTCTGGACTTGCTTGATTGTGTCGATAAGGCAAAAGAGGTCTTAAAATTAAAGATGCAGATCGAGGCGTTAAAGCCGGAAGCGAAAAACAGTGTTCCGGTTAAGAATCAGATTTATAAGATACGGAAGGAATTAAAGAAACTGACGAAGAAAGTACCGTCACAACACTAACACAACACGATTAATCACATTTTTATAAACACTTTAATAAACACAAAATTATGCACACTTGGTTTTTATGTAAAATCCGTTACGAGAAAGTAATGGAAAACGGAATGCAAAAGAAGGTAACTGAACCGTATTTGGTCGATGCGCTAAGTTTTACCGAAGCAGAAGCACGAATAATTGAGGAAGTAATGCCGTTTATCTCCGGTGAGTTTACAGTGTCCGACATTTCCCGCGCACATTATAGCGAGATATTTACTAGCGAAGAGGATTCCACCGATAAATGGTTTGCCGGGCGACTTGCTTTCACTACGCTTGACGAGAAAAGCGGTAAGGAGAAACGGACTTATACAAACGTACTTATACAGGCGGCGGACATTCACGACGCAATGAAGAAACTCGACGAAGGAATGAAAGGAACGATGGCGGATTATTCTTCGATTCTTCTCAAAGAAACGGCGATTGTAGACGTTTATCCGTATGAAGCTAAAAAATAAATACTTTACCAAATATTATTATTAACCAATAATGTCGCCGAAAAGGACGGCGTGAGGTGAAAGCCCTCGTATTTAAGTTTAATGTTCTACGTCTAATCAGCGTAGTGAATATCTGGTTAGGCGACAAATAGTTTTAAATATATGGCAAAGTATAACAATGTAAAAATAGACGGATACGACTCTAAAAAGGAATATCGACGCGCTAAGGAGTTGAAACTACTCGAAAAGAAGGGGATTATAACCGGATTACAAGAGCAAGTAAAATACGAGCTTATTTCGCCTCAATATCGTTTCTATGAAGTACAGGGAGTGCGGAAGATGCTACGTAAAAAGAAGCTGATCGAACGAGGAGTTTACTACATCGCGGATTTCGTTTATTATCGGGATGGTGAGTATATCGTCGAAGATACTAAAGGTGTTCGGACAAAGGAGTATATAATCAAACGTAAGCTCATGCTTTACGTTCATGGAATTAAAATAAAGGAGGTATAAGAATGGTGAAGAAAACAGCACAAAAGCAAGTAAAACACGATTGTCGAACGTGTCGCAATGGAGGAAGAGAGAATAATTTTATTTGCTATTGTTCCGTCCTGAAAGTAGGACGGGCGATCGGGATAAGGATTTGTAGTTATTATGTCGCTCGATAGACTTTATAAGTGTGATGAATATAGACGGATATACGCTAACCGAAAAGATGCGAAAAGCGCGACGACGTTTCAGATTTACCGCCACCGAACAAGCCCTATTTTACGAATTAGTGGCTATTTGTAACGGCGAAGATTGGAGGGACGTTTTCGATTGCTCGAACATTGAACTTTGTTTTGCGCTTAACGTGAATGAGAAAACACTAATAAAAGCCCGTGAGTCTTTAATAAATGCAGGATTGATTTATTATAAATCTGGCAAGAACAAACGTATTATAAGCTCTTATTCTTTCGTGAAGGAATTTAAAACTACTGTAACTACTACTGTAAATTTTACAGCCAATCAGACAGCCAATAAGGGAGCCAATCAGACAGCCAATGATACAGTAGATAAGGGAGCCAATGATACAGGGGATAGTACAGACTATAATAAACTAAAACAGAAACCAAACAGAAATATACTCTCTAAAGTCTCTCATGGAGATTTTGATTTTATATCTGACGAGTTTTTAGAAGCGTTTTCGCTCTGGCTTGAATATAAGAAAGACAGGCGGGAAAATTACAAATCGGAAAAGTCACTTAAAGCGTGTTACAACAAACTGGTAAAATTGAGCAAGAATGATCCGGTGATTGCGGAGCAAATCGTAAATGAATCGATTGCTAATAATTGGTCGGGGTTATTTGAACTAAAAAACGATAAATGCGAATATGGAAACAAGAAGCAAACAGACCCTGCCGATAGCGGCGATACTATCATACGGACTACCGTACTATGACGAGCCGATAGAAGTAGAGAAGCGCCCGGAGTGGTTTAAAGCGTGTTGCAAATATGTTTGTCCTAACTTCAAGATAGACGATTCGAATAGAAACATAATGAACCAACTGTTTTTGTATACTGAAGGACGATCCGAGAAGCTAGATTCAAATAAAGGGTTATTGTTACGAGGTGACATTGGTACAGGAAAAAGTACTATCATGCAGATTCTAAACCGATATAGTTATTTCACACGCGGCAAAGCAAAGGGCGGCTATCCGATCGGTGGCTTTAGGATTGATTCGACTTCCTGTATTGCAAACGGCTTTTCAATGCGCGGAAAGGATGCACTAGAATTGTATACTTACAACAACGGTACTCCGCGAATGATCTGTTTTGATGAACTAGGACGCGAGCCAATCCCGGCAAAGTATTTCGGTACTGAACTAAACGTGATGCAGTATATTTTCCAATGTCGGTACGAGTTGAGACATGAGGCAATAACTCATGTTACAACGAACTTAACGATTAAGGAAATACAGCGTATTTACGGTGCGTATATCGCGGATCGAATAAATGAAATGTTTAACGTCTTGGACTTGAACGGAGCTAGTAGAAGATAATTAATACAACGAAACCATGCGAAGCAGAAAAAAGAAACTTGTGTACTTTAAAAAGATTCCGGTTCGCGTCGATCTGGAACAATGGCAAAGGCTCGATAAAATTCGCGCTGACTACCATTTCAAAAGCACATACGAGATTATGCAGTACATTTTAGGCTGCTTTCTCCGGGTTGCCGATCCGATGCCAGGCGATGATGATGAAGAAGTATTACCGGACGAAATCAAAGAAATGTTCTACGATCTATCACAGGCGGAACGACATTTCGAGTATGTAAAACCAAAACGAAAACTACCACAACACAAGGTAGACGAAATGAACGGACAAAAACGATTAGAAGGATTTTAATATGGTTAAAAAACTATCAAACACAAATTATTTGCACGACATATCAGCAGATCCCGTCGCGACAAATGAACGGAATCGGAAGTATATCGACCGATTTGTTTCAGAGAATTATAACGGCTTAGTTGCCAAGTTTTCACCCTTAGACGGTACGATAAATTCAAGCGCTTTCGGAGCACTCGACAAATTAAACTCTACGATTATCTCGCTCTATACTGATCCGAATTTGCACTTTACGGATTGGGAGCAGGCGAAACAATATCTATCGAACAAGTTTACAGAAAAGGCGATTCGCGTTCCGGTGAAAAAGCCTGTAAAGAGTGAAGTAGTAGAGAACGAAGACGAATTTATTAATGATTAATATTATCACTCCAATGAAAGACGTAGAACTATTTAACGACCATTTCCAGAACTATAAAACCTACGGTATTCCGAAAGCACAACTAATCATTGCGGATATTCCCTACAACATCGGGAAGAACGCATACGGCTCTAATCCATCTTGGTATATCGACGGAGACAATTCTAACGGAGAAAGCGAACTGGCAGGAAAAGAGTTTTTCGATACCGATAAGGATTTTCGCATTACTGAATTTCTTCACTTTTGTAGTAAGATGCTCGTTAAGGAGCCGAAAGAAAAAGGAAAATCGCCCTGTATGATTGTTTTTTGTGAGTTTCAGCAACAATTCGAACTTATCCAGAAAGCGAAGGAATACGGACTGAACAATTATATCAATCTGGTATTTAGAAAGAATTTTTCGGCACAAGTTTTAAAGGCTAACATGAAGGTCGTTGGTAATTGTGAATATGGTGTACTCTTATATCGGGACAAACTGCCAAAGTTCAATAATGGCGGTCGGATGGTATTTAATTGTTTCGATTATCCTAGAGACACAGATACACCGCGGATTCATCCGACACAGAAATCAGTTCCGTTGCTTGAGCGGTTGATCGAACTTTTCACCGATGCGGGTGATGTTGTAATAGACCCATGCGCCGGAAGTGGGACAACATTACTTGCAGCCGCTCAATGCGGGCGAAAGGCATACGGATTTGAGATAAAGAAGAAGTTCTATGCAGATGCGAATAAAATCATTTTGTCGCGGATGCAGCCTAGAATGTTTGTGTAATCAATTAGTGTAAAACAAGATAGAAAGGAAGGCTATGAATACGAAAGTAAAAACAAAAGAATTTGAGACCAGCGTCCGAAAATGGGCGTGGGAGCAAGCAATAATAATTAAAGAGAGAGAACTAAATCTGTCTCCTACTTTTTGCGAAATATTGAGTGTTGCAAATGAATTGGCAAACTTTGTTCTTGGGAATTCTCCGAAATCAAATTATTTATAGAACGAACGGATTCTAATACATGAAATGGCTTTTCTAGACCTTCTAAATAGACAAAAGAACCAATATTAGAATTTTCATCTTCTATAACATAGTCGATCTTATTTATATCAATAAGGTATTTTTTGAAAGACTTCTCACGAAATGATAGTTGAATAAATTTTTTCATAAATATAAGTTTTAAATGTAACATAACAAAATTAATAATAATCTGGGTACGTTCTCCATTTTTGACGGTAAAGTTTTAAATGTGACAATTTATACTTCTTTTCGGAGGCGTGCCCTTTTATCAAATCCAAGAAAGATATGAATACATATAGATACGAAAACAGACCTTATGATATTCCCTATAGGGAACTGAAAATGGTAGATGAAGAAAAGTCTACTCCTTGGAAAACCGTCCCACCTTCTTGGAAAAATTCCTCTTCGAAAGGTGGACGTACTGCGAATCAAATCAAAAAAGACCGGAAGCGGAAGAAAATGAATAAAAGGAAATAATCATAACACAAAAAGAAATGAGCCAAACACAAAATCAATCAAAGTATTATTATTCCCCTCGTTTTCGTCACTTTAATATCTATCGTCGCGATCCAGACGGAGACACAAAGGTAGATGATGCGGCAACGCAAGAAGAGGCGAAACGGAAAGTCTACGAGTTAAACGGATGGAATTACAAACCTAAAAATAACACGGTAAAATGAGTAAAGTAAAACAGTACA